ACATTTGGGTCTTGTATAATTTGATGTTTTCTGGTTGTCGTCCATAGAACAAAACAGCGACGATCTGTAATTTCTACCATTTTAATATCCCCTCGCGTTTTGAATGTATGATGAACAATTAGTTGCTCTAGCTGCATCATCAATATCTGCAAGTGCCGCTGCTAATTCGGCATTAGTCCAATTATCATTCTTTGCACGTTGCTTAAGAGTTTCAGCATAGATTGCAAGAGCCTTTCCAATTGTCTGAATTTGATATATGTTTAAGCCTTTCATTTCAATTACTCCTTAGCATTGAACGCGAAAACTTAACCCATTGTCCCGGCGCGTATCCTTTGATTGCAATTGGACCTTGCGCGCCCGGCTCTTGCACAAAGCAAATCAGGCTTCCATCTTGTGCAACTCCACAAACAGTGCATTGCACAATCTCTTGTGTATGATCTGCTAAATCAATCATCCAATTATTCACAATTTAATCTCCCTGTGTTTGAAGCTGTCAATGATCCTCTGGCGGTCAACAAAACTTAATGCATCTGATTTGTTAGCGAATGCTCGCAGATTGGTTCCATCGCGGAATACAATATACCAATCCTTGAACGCATGATGCGGGCGTATTTCATATTTCATTGTTTATTTCCTATTTCATCAATTTGTCACCAGTTTCGTTCATCTGCCAAATATCTAACTTAGCAAAACCGAATGATGAATGAAAAGTTACTGCCATGTCAAATGTTCGGAACATGGCAAGTATTACACCGTCATCTGTCGCAACATAGTATTTCATTTTAGTCCCCGTTTCTCTATCTCTTTGTCAATCCATCTGCATATAAATTCATCCGTTGTTCTAAACGGAAACTCTTTAGCGTAGGAAGCTCCGGGAGCCCATACTTTGATGGGTGAACCAAACGGGTAACTCCCCTCGATTAGAAACTTTTTATATATCATGTCCAATCTCCTATCTTCCGGAGGATTGCAATTGTGACCCCTAGCGCAATTAGGGCTAAGCCAATAACCAGTGACATATCCTGACTAGCTAGGGACCAAAACCATTTGAGTAAAGCGGTTGTCATGCGTGACCGTTTAGTGTGATAGAGGCAACTCGCATTTCATTTTTGTAAATGACAATTTTGTCCCAAAATTCTGCAAATTCGGCACCTGCGGCAACTGCGCCTATCAGTGTAGTCTTTCTGCAAAGCAGGATAGTATGGTTTTCGTCGCGGTCGCCATAAATCTCAAAATCGTTTTCCATTTGTATTCTCCCTTAGCGGTGGAGTGAGCGGCAACGCTTTCTGTAATACAAAAAGCGCCACCATGCAAATTGAACCTTAAGCCAATTCACGAGAAACAATCCCGCGCCGCACCTTACGCTTGGCGTTATAGGATTTGGCGATTTGATAACGCTCAAACCATTCGCGCTGCATTTTGGAAAGGTTGTTCATTTCATTACTCCTTAGCGGTGAGTAAGTGGAGTGTCGCACACACTCCTTAAGAAAAGATTAAAATGACTTTTCCATCCTCAAAAACAACAATTTGTTTGTCTTTGCTATTGTGAACGCTAAAGGTTCCCTGAAGCAATGCGCTTTGACGCCATGCCCAACCAATCGCTTCATCCATACAAACGAAGCCGCGTTCAATTCCATAACGTGAATGAACTGCTGGTGCATCTTTGGTTTCAGTGTTCATTTCATTACTCCTTAGCGGTGAGTAAGTGGAGTGTCGCACCACACTCCTTAACAAAAGGTTAAAATTGCTGGAAAAATTTTCTTGCATCATATGCTTGTGACCATGCTAAATCTAAAGCACAAATTGCTGGAAAAATTTTCTTGCATCATATGCTTGTGACCATGCTAAATCTAAAGCACTATCAATTGTGTTTTCGTGAATGAAACCGTTGTCGACTGCCGCGATCTTACATGAATTTAAAATGGACATTGCTTCATCAATCTGTTTTGCAATGTCATTAGCAGTGGTAAGTTTGCTAGAATGTTTCCAGGCCATTTCAATTCTCCCTGTCTCAATACAAACCTTATAGCAGGGCAATTCCTAACAATCAATTAAAATTCTAAATTCTTTTCGTCTCGATATTGGACAGCATAACTATCGCGCCCATAGAGTGCATCGTTTTCCAGTGACAAATGATAGTCGGATTTGCGGCATTGCAAATCTTCCGCTTGCGCTTTTGTCCATCCTCTACACCATGCGTTTTCCTCTGGCGATCCGGGACGCGGTTTTCCGTAGTCATTCGGATAGGTCAAATATCCCCGCAATTCATTTGCAGTCATTGGTCTATTCATCTTTGCCCTCCTGTCATGCGAATGGTTCGTTTAATGAATGTCGCCCACGGCCCAAAATCAGTCTCAACACTAGTCCTGTTTCGTTTAGCGAAACTGAATGTAGGAACGGCGTTTCTGTAAAGGATGCTTGCGCCATTGCAAATATCCAATATCTGCTCGCCGGATAATGTGCATCCTTTACTAGCTTTTTTGAGAACCTTTGATCCGTCGAATATGGCGTAAAGTTTCTTGCCCGCGATTGCAGCTAGGTCGCCTAATGCTTCGACTTTCCACGCGCCTAATTCCGTTTCATGCAGATTGCCTAAAAATTCCTCGCATATAATGCTATCAGTGTCGCAATAGATAGGTCGCTTAGAAAGAGCTAAATTCCGCAATAGATTAGCTCTTGCCGCACCTGTAATCGATGCGGCGGTTGCAATGTTATAGAAGCCGCCGCGACGGGGACTAGGACGTTCCCAAATGTGAAAATCGCCATTTTTGCTATGTTCCGTCCATCCATCGGGATAATCGTCTGATGCAAGCGGCTGTGGTATTTCGCCTAGTGTGAGTTTCCACGATTTGAATTTGCGAGGATTAAGAGCAAACTTGCCATAGGCTGAATTGAGGATCAGCTTATACATAATCTCGGCTAGTCTGTCCTTGTCGAATTTGGCTTTTACCTTTAGCGGATAGTGATAATCAACAAATTCGGCAAACGTGGCGCGTCTATCAAATTCCCATGCGCTTTCTACTTCATGAATTTCAAGCGTTCCGGTTTCAATTCCGGCTTTAATTTCATGCCCGGTTGCGAAGAACCGTCCTGTAGTATGTGGAAAGTCTAGCGAACCATTGTCAGCGCGCATAGGTAATGCGCCTTTGCTTGTTGCAATGATTGTTGCAAAGTCGGTTCGATCAGTAATTCTATTACTCAATTCATAGGTCGCACTAATTGGATGCATGTCCTCCTTCATTGCGCGAGGATACATTGAGTTTTCGTCCACTACTTTCCATTTGGCGCCGGGACTTGGTTTTAGTATTCCATTTTCAAAGCATTGAACGCGCCCGCCGTAATAGTATTCGCGGAATTTTTCATCTATTGCATCTGATGTAATTCGTTCAAATCCATGAAATGAATTTAGAACTTGCAACGCAGCAGAGGCCGCTGTGAGCTTGTCGCCAAATCGGCTGTGAAACTCGGTGACAAGCTGATACAGGTAATGGCAATCGGTTTTGAGATAACGTCTAATTTCTTCTTTATTCTTTTCTCTACGGTCGCGAGTGAACTTTGCATAATCTATTTCGTCTTTCTGGAACTTGGACAGTGGTATATCTACAATGGCGTAACTGTCCCTGAACTCCTGCTTACCAAAAAAGATTTGCACCAACCGTCCGTTGATGATCCTTGGCGATGTATTCTGCGCCATGTGTTCAAGGAAAAAGAAGAAATCGAATTTGCCGCCATTGTGAGCGTAAATGATAAATCTATCTTCGAGCGTATTGAGATATTCAAAGAATTGTTTGACACAATCATCCCCCCAAAAATCAATGTATGTTGTCGGCGTTTCAAAGCCGATTGCAAATGGTTGAATTAAAAAGTCTGGTGCAAATGGATCGGTTTCACAATCCACAATTGCAATTGTCTTTTTTGTTTCTTTCATTGGATATGGAATAGGCGATATTTCATCGTCACCATCCCATTGAAATTCCCCCGTATCAAGCATTTAATCCCCCATTAGTTTCTTGCTCATTCGCTTTTCGCGTCGGTCATTTGCATTTTGTCTATCGCGTTCACGCTGGCGTTCTAATCGAGCTTCATGTTGTTCTTTGCTTTCCGCCATGCGCTGACTTGCTTTACGCTTTCGTTCGTTTTCACGCCTGTAATGATCGCCGCGCCGTTGATCTTTTCGATCCTTTTTCCCGCGTCCTTTACTGTAGCGCTTCACTCCATAATATGGGTCCATGTGAGGCTGGACAGTTTCACCCCTACTAGGTCGAAAGCGAATGAGAACAAATTCACTAGCGACTTGCTTGCTATGTCCATTAAAAATGTTGCCGCGCAATCGAGGGTCGGAACCATCATATTTGTGTAAGTATTTAATTAGCTCTTTTACATTTGCCAAACCAACCCGCGAATTGTGTCCTGACAATTGAAAACCTAGCTGTCCCTTTGGTCCCTTTAACTCGTTTATCATTTGTTCATTATCGTCAATCCAGCTTACAATTTCGTGCATATCTTCAAGACGAGCCGGAAACTTAATCACTTCCTCTTGTCCGCGCTGTAAGTCACTAGTCGTTCTAATATGTCCCTTGTAAATATCTGCTTTCTGTTTCACCGCTGTTTTAGGAACAATCAGGAATTTGCCGATACGTTCTGCAATCCCGCGTTCGGTATATTGTCGAGCGCGATGTGGGGACATTTTTCCAAGCGGAACCGCTAATTCGTGTCCTACTGCAACACCTTTGAATTGTTTGATCTTCCGTAGCATGTAGCGTGTCGGTTGATGCTTGGCTGCATTAATCCGCTTGGTGACTATTTGTTGTTTTTTGAGTGTTGCTAATTCTTTTCTGTATTCGCGAACATCTATATTAGCGCGCTTCAATAACTTTTTTGAACGAGCGCGTATAGCGCGCACTGACAATTCAGCTTGACGAACCGCCTTACTTGCGGCATCTTTTTTCTTAACCAAATTCCCCCTCCCGGCTGTCGAGCGCAACGCTCCATCGGGAGTGAGGGAGCGGCTAGGAGGCGTGGAGCATTATCTTAGCGGACTGCTCCCCCTCCTAGCCGCGATCATGGACTATTGCGGCGAAACGTGCAAGAGTGAAGCTTGATCGAGGAACCTGTGGATAACTTGTGTATCCTGTGGATAAGTTTTCAAACTGGCATGATCTTTGCATAACAGAATTACTTGGGGAATTACTTAATGGCGTTGCTTTGGGCTGAAGGATTTGGAGCATACGGCACTAGTTTAGCTATTGCCGCGTCCAATGGTTATCAAACATTTGCGCCCTCATCTTTAAGCACGGTCAACCCCCGCACTGGTCCCTATTCCGCTTTAATTTCCACATCGGCTGCTAAGGCGATCCGGAGAACGCTAGATACGGCACAACCTATTGTCGGATCAGGTGCGGCTTTCAGGTGGAATACAGCGCCCGCCGCGACAACAAATAACGGTCTTATCCTTGAGAAAGCCGGTAACACACAACAAATCAGAATGGGATTTGGAAACGATCTAAGTGTTAACATTCTAAATTCAGCCGGAACTGTATTAGGAACAACCGGACCTAATGCCTTTTCATTGAATACCTATGTTTATGCCGAAATTAAATGTGATGCAACAAATGGAATTGCACAGCTTAACGTCTCCAATAATCCCCCTGTTATTGTAACAGGTCTCGTATTGTCTAGCACGACAAGCGTTTGTCTAGGTAATCCAGTTTCAGGTGCAACGTCTTACAATTATCAAATTGCAGATTGGACAATCTGGGACGGAACCGGCACAAAGAACAATGACTTTCTAGGGGATCGCCGATGCGTGACGGTCTTTCCAAATGCAGACACAGCACTTAATCAATGGCAACCAACCCCTGCCGGTTCTGCCTTTAGCTGCGTTGATAATGTTCCTCCCGTTGATACTACGTTTATTGAGGGACTTAATCCGGGAGATATTACGGAACTGCAAAAGGCAGCGCTAGGTATTGCAACGAATGATATTTGTGGCGTTGTTCTTTTAGGTCGCGTTGCAAAGACAGACGCGGGAACTTCTACATTCCGTTTAGGAATTAACAGCAGCGGTCACGTTTTGAATAGTCCTGAAATTGCTCCGAATACTACGTTTGGGTATTTCAGGAATATCGTCGAGCTTGATCCTAATGGTAATATCCCTTGGACGCAAACCGCAGTCGATGCGGCTCTATTGCGTATTACGCGAGTTTTGTAATGACTACACCACGCAATTCACAGCTTTCGTTAATCAGCGTTCAAGGTCCGCCAATTGTTCCAGCAGCGGCAAGTCAAATGGCACTTATATCGGTTCAAGGACCGCCATTTGCTCCTAGTGAAATTTCGCAATTTGCTTTGGTGATTGTCAGCGCGAATGGAAAACGAAACCAAACGCTTGGTCCCGCGCTTCAATTATCATGTTGGACGCCTTGCGCTAATCTTGCTTACAATGGAGAATAATCATGCAGCTAGGTAATACTTTCGGAATTGCAAATGTAGTCGTTCCATCGGGCGGTCCTAAATGCGTTCCTACATTCGTCGATTTTTCCGCTGTTGCAAGCGTTTTGCTGGACGGCAATCAAATTGTGCAACAGGGGAGAATTGAATACTTGCAAGGCGTATTTATTGATAACTCTGCAAACGCAAACAAGCTCACGTTGATTATGTCAACAACGCAACAGCAGATTATTGCCCCCGCTAAATCGCAGGGATATTATTCCATTATGGTTCCTGATCCGCCACAAATTCAGGCACTCACTACGCAAGTGAACGGATTGGTTATCCCATTGTTCTTTTACAACGTGCCAATTCAACCCGCTGTGTGGAGTGTAGCATAATGAAGGGTCTTGAAATGATGCTCGCAAATCTTCTTGGCATGAAGCCGGATGAAATGCGATCAAAGGTTGAAACCGCTGTCAATCTAATGGAGCAAGGCGCAAAGACCGCCGCAACAATTCAGCATGATCTTGCGCTAATTAAATCTCATTTGGGCATTGAAGAAAAGGAATTTGAGCATGGCGGACGAGCAATTGCCAACAGTCGAAATAGCGCCAACAGTCATCATATCGAACTCTGATGATGGAAACGACAATGCTTCCAATAATGAAAACGTATCATCTGATAATGGGGCATCCGGGGACAATTCTGGATCAGATAGTGTCGAAGATACGCCTTCCGAACTCCCCGAAAATGTTACCATTGCCGCAATCGAGGCTGACAGGGACATTGCACTGGCTGAAATACACAGCGCGGTCGAACGGGAACGAATTGAGCTAGAAGCCGATCGCATTGAAACAATTGAAGAAACGAATAGGGAATTTGAGGAATGTCAAAGGGAAATAGCGGAACTGCGGGAGAGAATAGCGGAACTGACTTTATTGATCCTGCCGCCAGTGCTGGAAACGGTGCCGGAGGAACAATTAGAGATAGTGCCGGAACCGAATTTGACGGAACCGTCCACAGTAGTCCCGACAATCGAAACAATGACGGAACTTTCAGAAGAAAACGCGGACGAAAAGCCGGAAGCGGAAATTCCAAATCCCGGTCGCAGGTTCATAGCGATATAAAGGAAACCGCTCAATTCCTCGCACAAGGTCTTTTGCTTTTCCACGCCTCAATGGCCGCAATGACTAAAACGCCTGAATTGGAATTGGACGGTGAAGAAGCGAATGGATTGGCAACAAGCGGACTGGAGCTTGCGGCAATGTATGACATAACGCCCGATCCCAAACTGCAAGCTGCAATCCTTTTTGCGGGACAAGTAGGAATGATTTATGGGACGCGTATTGTCGCCATTAGAGCGCGCAAATCTCAAGAGAAAGAGGAAAGGCGCAAAGGAAATGCTGGCGTCTATGACAGTGACGGAACGCCAATGGGAACTACCCCTTACACGTCCTCCGAATGGCCGGTTAAGCCGGAGAGCAACACCGTGCCTATCAACTGAATTGAATGACGATCTGGATGGGATATTCTGATGAGTAAATTTATCATCAAAGAAACGCGAGGAATTTTGGGCGGAAAGCTCTTCAAGGTGTATCAGGATGGGTTTTGGGTTGGAACAGCGAAAACAAAAGCTCTTGCACAGACGATCATCAAACATCGCAAACAGTATAAAATTAGGGCGCGATAGGTCGTTAAAAAGGCAAATCGCTATAGGAGCCATTTTAAGCCTCATACAGCGCTTTTCCCTCTTTCATGTATGATTGCCTATCCTGATAAATGTTCACGTTTTGAAACTCTATTCGTTCCGGAATTGTTCTAATATGGCTTTGATAACTCATAAATTCAGGACCGAGATAGCCGCTAATGCGTTTTTTAAACGGCTCCGATCTTCCGGGTATTCACCGTTCATGACGCGACATATTAAAGGTTTGAAGCGTTTCTATATCGTTCAATATCATAGGAATTAGATTTGCCGTTCCATCTTCCACAACATGACAAGCGAACGGTTGTCATTGGTTCAACTGGTTCCGGTAAGACGTTTCTGGCTTGTTGGCTTTTAGCTCATGCCAATTGGCATCAACGGCCATGCTACGTCCTCGATTACAAAGGCGATACGTTAATTCAAGAAATTGAAATGACTGACATTAACGTGAATATGCCACCCCCGAGAAAACCGGGATTGTATCGTGTCCCGCTAATTCCGGAAATTTCAGATGAAGCACTGACATTGTTTCTTTGGCGGGTATGGCGGAATGAAAACGCCATTGTTTACGTTGATGAAGGATACATGATCCCGCAAGAGAATAAAGCATTCAAAGCATTGCTTACGCAGGGACGTTCCAAAAATGTCCAGATGATTACATTAGTGCAGCGCCCGGTTTTCTGTAGCAAATTCGTTTTCAGTGAAGCAAATCACTTTTACGTAATGCGTTTGCAGACGGAAGATGATCGCAAATATGTGCGAGGATATTTGGACGGAACAAGCATAAACAACTTGCCAAGGTTCCACGCTTACTGGTATAGTGCGGACGAACAGGAGGGCGCGCACCTTGCGCCAGTGCCGGGGAGGGCCGCGATCCTTGAAATTTTTGACAAGCGGAGGGAAAGCTCACGAAAGGTCTATGCAATATGAAAATGGAGCATAAATAAATGGACGGTCAAACAATTCTTACTTGGAACGTGCCTAACTGGATTACGGTCGTTCTAATGGCCGTTTTAGGCTTTGCTGCAATTGGTCTTGTAGCAAATACACTAAACAAAATGAGTGTCAAAGATGCGTCTAGTTAATCTTGGCATTATGTCCCGTTGGGAGAACTGGGTGACTATTCTCCTGATGCTTTTGATTGCTACTTTTGCAGTCAATTCATTGTCACGCCTTGTAATTAAAGATGGAGTTAATTCAAATGCCTGATGGAGCAAATCCCGCTCTCGTTGCGATGCAGCAGAATGCAGCGGCGCGAAAGATTGTTTTGGACAATTCGGTTCTAATGGTTCAGCAGATTAGCAGCACTTCTGTTAATCCGGCTAATCAGAATGTGCTAAACATTCAGCCGCAGAATGTTGGACTTACACTGGGCTTTATGGTAATCGTTTCTTGCGCTGTTACTAATGGCGCGACAACCGCTGCCAATTTGACGCCACTTGGTATTTCAAATCTGGTGCAGAATTTCACCTATACCGATTTGCAGAATATCAATCGCATTCAGACAACTGGCGCGCATATTGCGTTGCTTAATTCTGCAAAGCAGGGTTTTGCATTCGGCGGTAATTATGCTCCAAACATTCCTATTGGAATTGGAGGCAATAACTTTGGCGTTTTCTCTGGTCCCGCGACAATTGCGGCAACCGTTGGCGCTAATCTCCGAATGAATTATTTCCTGCCGCTCGCCTATTCGTCCAATGATTTGCGCGGCGCGGTTTATACTAATGTTGTGAACGCCACACAGAATTTGCAGATTACTATTAACAAGACGCCATTTGTCGGCGCTACCGATCCGACGAATGCCGTTTATTCTGGCAATGCCGCTGGCGTTTACAATGGCAATGTGACTGTGACCGTTTATCAGGTCTATCGCGATCAAATCCCGACTAGCGGCAATCAGCCTATCCTCCCGATTGGCGATTTGAATACGGTTTACGATTTGAAGAACACGGCTCTTACCGGAATGGTTGTGGGACAGGACTTCCCGTTTGCATTCCCGAATATGCGCCAGTTTAATTCGGTTCTCGCTATTTATGACAATGGCGGTGTATTGAACCCCGGAACAGACATTAATTATTGGTCGCTTGTTTCGGCAAATGCTACTCAAATCTTCAAGCTTGATCCTTTGACGGCAACACTTTTTGCACGGCAGACGTTCATGGGTGATCCGCCGCTTGGGACTTATTATTTCGACTTTAGGAATAAGCCGATTGATACAATCTCATTCGGCAATATGACTTTGAACCTTAATGCTTCAACGGTTGGTGCGGCTTCCTCGCTAATCGTTCTCACGGAAGCATTCCAGCAGGTTCAGGCTATTCCTTACGCTTCCTCACTGAATATCTAAGACAATGGGCGGGTCGAATGTTTCAAATTCACCCGCCCCTTGCTCTACATGCGAGGGAACGCGGAACATGGTCAAATCATTTTGGGATGATGTAAAGAGTTGGGGACGCGCCCCATACAGTGATAATATGAACGCGCTGCATTGGATTTTGTTTCTCGGCTTTATGCTTTGCGTAACTTATCTATGGTCGCGGGTTATTCGTTCAATTCTAGCTTAGGAATAGACAAATGAAAATCTTTGGAATTTCAGTCTGGACAATCTTCATCGTTATTGCAGCGCTACTCATTGGTAAAAAGTATCCGGGAACGGTCGCAAAAATTCCTCTGGTTGGCAATCTCTAATATGTCACAATCAACGAAGATAATTGTTTCTCTGCTCTTTGCATTTGTGATCTTCACAACAATGCGCGGGCATCTTCGCAATTATCTTCAAGTTATGGGGTTGGCTTAATGCCATTGGCTTTAATTCTACTTGGCGTTTTATTCCTTACAGCAGCGGTTCGCGGGGATAAATGCAACGGCCAACAGTGTTCCGATCTTCTCTTTACAACATTAAAGGAAGATTTCACTGGCCCTAATAACTTCATTTACTGGGGAATTGCGTTATTCATTATTGGTTCGGCAGGTTATTATAAGCCTCTAAAACCATTGTCTAACGCATTTCTCGGATTGGTTATTCTGGTCCTATTCATTTCTAATCGCGGTTTCTTTGTGAAATTCATGGATCAGATTAAAAGCACTACAGTAGCACAATCCGGATTGAGTAGCGGTCAATCACTACAGGCAAATGCCGGTTCGATAGTTAAATCAATTCTAAAAGGATTAGTTTCAAATGGGTGACGCAATGGAAAAAGTGACCACGATTGCGGTTGCAATTGTAGGGGTTGCTACTCTCGCTGTTCTTGTATCAAAGCGCGCCGATACGTCTAACGTAATCAAAAGCGCGGGACAGGCATTTAGCAATGCTCTAGGCGTTGCCGTTTCGCCGGTTACGGGCGGCGGTGGCGGTTTGGGCGGAAACGGTTTCACGCCGCCGTTCTAATCTCCATTCCTTGAAGGAGAATGAGAATGGCTTGGTTTTCGTTCAAAAAGACTTATGATAATATCGGTGTAGGAACTCGCGATCTAGCTGTCCTACCGCGAACAACCGTTCCGGCTGGCGGTTCTTATCTCGGGCCGCAATGGAATATCAAACGATCAATGGCACCACTAGGCGCACCGGGTTTTATGATCCTGAATGGCGCTGTAGTCCCTAATACATTGCGCGGTAACGGTCTATTTATTCCGGGACAATATGCGCTAATGCCTCTTGCACAGAACGGAAAGGCGCAATGAAAGTCAAATGGGCTTATCTTAAAAAGCCAAGTGTAATCATTGGAGCGGTTGTCCTTTTCTTTATTCTGCTATTCATGCTGAATAGGAGCGGAGGATCATCGGCAGGGGCAGGATCAACCGAAGTCGTTAATTCCGGTCCATCGGATGCACAAGTCGCTTCACAGACACAATTGGCAATGGCACAAATCAGCGCTGGATTGCAGGGACAAGCAATTCAGGTTGATTACGCCAAAGCACAAGATGCGAATGCAACGCAGCTTGGCCTAGCGCAAATTGCTGCCGCTGTTAATAATCAATCATTGACGGTTCAGCAGTCTATTGCGGATCGAACCATTGACGCGCAATCGCATGGAATGGATTTACAATATCAAGGTCTGGTAAATCAAAATGCTACGGCTCTTGCAGCGGCGCAAGCGCAATACGCCTATGGTTTACAGTCTCAAGCAATTACGGCCAACACTCAATTGGAATTGAGTGACCAGCAACTAAAAGCATATACGCTTAGCACGTTTGCAAATACCATTGGAACTTTGAAAACGAAAAATAGGGATGAAGCCTATCGGGAAATGCTAGGTGCTTACAGCGGATTGTCTTTCAACGGGAATGGAAGCATTGCCGGTCAATCCGCTACGGTTTCGACTGCCCTCTATAGTCAGATCGGGACCGCGACATGACAGAAAAACAAAAGAAAATTGCATTGATTGTTGGCACAATAATCATTGGATTAATCATTTTGTTATCGTCGCGCAAGAGTGTTGCCGGGACTACTATTGTAAATCAGGAAAGTGCGCCACCTATTAACGTATCCATTCCTAGTTTCAATATCCCGGCACGTTCGCCGATTGCAATTAACATTCCTGCTCTGCCCTCTGCTAGTCCGTATGATTATAATGCGATTAGTCCTTGTATGTGTAATGGTGCGGCGGTTGCACAATTGCAAATGCCGTCTATTACGTTTGTAACTAACGAAGGCAATTCAGGCCCAAATATCTATGACTATTCACAGTCACAACAGGAATTTACCGTAAGCGCAAAAACCGGAAACTATTACACAGTCGGACCGCTTGCAGGGACTTATGCCTGATTATTTCAGCCAATACAGCGCTACAGCCGCCGGATTTGCAGCACAATATGGAGTGCCGCAATCCGTTGGTTTTGGTCTTATTCAGCAGGAAAGCGGATGGAACCCCTTTGCAGTAGGTGATAATGGTGCGGCAATTGGTTTTGGACAGCTTCACGCGGGAGCCGCCGCTGATGTAGGAGTGAATAGATTTGATCCTGTTCAAAATTTACAAGGATCAATGGCATATCTCGGATCAATGATTAAGAAAACAGGCGGTGACGTAACACTTGGTCTTGCTTATTACAATCAAGGTGCCGGTGCCACAGGAACCGCATTACAGAAAGGATTAGCTTATGCGAATAGTGTTCTCGACAAAGCTAAAGGGTTTCTCGGCGGCGGAACCGGATCGGACGTAGCAAATGGAGCAAAATGCGCCGCTGGCGATCCTCTAGCATGTGCTTCCCTTGGCGGTAGCCTATTAGGCTTAGGCGGCGATGCAAATGGCTGTGGAACATTTGATTTCATTTGCAAGTTACAAAAATGGGTTAGCGAGAGTAACTTTTTTACTCGTCTAGCACTTGCTACTCTCGCTCTATTACTTGTGCTAGGTGGGTTGTATCTAATGAAAGAAAGGAATTAAATAATGTCCGCTTCAAAAATTGTTAGTGGCGTTGCTCTTGCTTGGCATTCGCTGACTGGTTTCCTTGAAAAGCATATTGATGACCTGAAAGCGGTTGGCGGCGCTCTTGCTGACATTAACGCTTCATTGCCGATTGACGCGCAGGACAAAGAACGCATTGCAAATGCAATCGCGGTTGTGGAAACAAGTGCAAATAACATTGCCAATTGGCTTGCTAATGCACCTGCTAATCCCGGTGAAGTTACGCTAAAGGAAAGTGATATTGTCAATTCGCTCTCGAATTACTTCAATTCGGAAGCTGGAAAAGCTGCACTTGCCGCTGCCGTAAACCCTACGCCACAGTCGGAGGAACAGGAGAATGCGTGATAAACTCCTTGCGGGAGCGCTTACGGGAACAATCCTCGCAATCGCCGCTTGCTCGACTATTGGAACGAATAAAGGATATGTCATCTGCAATGATTTGGCGGCGAACGTAACCTGTCCTGATAATACAGCAAATGTAGTAGTGAGTAACTAAAGTGTGGGTTTGGGACCAATCACAAGGCAAGCTTTTCCATAACGGTGAATTTATTTCCAATGGATATGCCGGATCAGGACCGGGAAAGAATAACCCGGAATTACAAGCTGCAATAGGGGTTGGTCCCATTCCACGCGGGGAATGGCTTTTAACAGGCGTTTACAATAGTAAAATGACAGGTCCATTTACTATTGCACTTGCGCCAAAGGCAGGAACAGATACGCTAGGACGTTCCGCCTTTAGAATACATGGGGATAGGCTCTATCATCCCGGCAATGCATCTCATGGATGCATTATCCTTCCACGGGCAATTCGCGATCTAATGTGGAATAGCGGCGATCATTCACTTTCTGTTGTGGAGTAATACTTGTGACCGAAACGGGCGGGGAACCGAATACTAGACTTGAGCGTTTAGAAAGTGACATATCGGAAACGAAAGAACGTCTTAGCAGTCTGGAAAACGAATTGCAGATTGTAAAGCAAGGGGCAAGCGCAATGCAGTCGCAATTGCTTGGACAAGATGATAAGCTGGACCGCATATTGGTTTGGGTTGATGGAGCAAACAAGGTCGCAGGGGTCGCAACCCGTCATTGGAAAACGGCCCTCAAATTCGGCTGTGGCGTCGTTACGGCATGGGGCATTAGCAATCCCCAAGTGGCACACGTTGTTGCGTTCGTCGGAAAGTTTTTCGGTCTTTAACTAATTTTCTGCATTGACATTTAACTCCTTGCCATTAGATTGATCCCTGCCGCTAAGCAATTCCGCATAGCTGCATCCGCTAAGTAGGGGTTATCCTAATGGCAGACGAAAAGAGCGCCAAGCGCTCGCATAAAGCAACATACGCCCGCGACAATAAAAAGGGCGGTTATCTCATTCGTGTAGAAGGCCCTCACGCCGCAAAGTTTGCGGGGACCGAAGTCCCTGTTACTCGAATGGATAATTCGGAGAGCAATGAAAAGCTCAATCGAATGATTTGGAGTGGAACGGATAAGGAAACCGGGAAGCCGGTTGCACTGTATAGTTTTGAACCAAAACCGCAAGTCGAGGAACAATTTGTCTTTTGATTTGACTTGCATTGATTGTTCGGAACGATTAATGTGTTACTTGTTAAATGAATGCAGAAAGGAAATTATTTATGGCAGGACGAACAGCAGCACCGGCTAACGAAACCAAGGGACAGGCGTTCAAGCGCGTTGGAACGACGCGCATTAACAATGCTATGAAGGCGATTGGCCTCCTTGAAGCGCTGGCGAATAAACAGACGTATGAATATACGTCCGACCAGCAGAAGCTCATTCTGGACAGCCTCAATGCGGCCGTCGCACGTGTCAAGGATGCGTTTGACGGCAAGGCGGTTGCCAGCGGCGGCGTTACTCTATAGGCCAAGGTTTCAACGCACTCTGGCAGACGGTGTGTTGTCATATTTAAGTCTGCAAGTGCCGGGGAAGGACGCTTCCCCGGTGCGGGCCTAACATAAAAAGACTTGACACAACTGGTCAATCCACTACAGTGAACGTGTCGAGCATTTAAGAACCCCGTCAGATTGACGGTTTCAACCCGCCGTAGATGCCAAGCCCCCGGCATTTGCGGCGGGTTTCCTTGTGTCTTGTCCCATCTTGTCCCGCTGGCAGCTTTTCCTTCTTCC